GGTAAAGTTGAGAGTATTAAAACGAGCGGTAAAGTTTCTATTGCTGGCACCGATGAATCTGAAGAAGCATCTGAGGACAAACCAATAGCCACTATTCGCGTTTATGCTGAGACAGAATCAGGATTACAAGAAACAGATAGACGAGTTGCCAAGCCTGTAAGTGAATTACGCATGACAGATAAAAAAGTTGAGAAGTCAGTTGAGAGTACATTAAAAGATAAAGTCAAAGAACATAACGAGGAAGTTGGAGATGTTAAAAGTAAACGAACATCTTTCTCAGTTTTACAACAAGTTTATGACCGAGGAGTTGGCGCTTACTCATCTAATCCATCTTCAGTAAGACCTAATGTGACAGGTAGAGAACAATGGGCATTTGGTAGAGTCAATGGATTTTTACACGCTTTACGCACAGGCAGATTTAAGCGTTCTCCTTATGACCAAGATTTATTACCTGAGGGTCATCGCTACGCATCGGATGAGAAAAAAAAATTAGATAAGCACGGCGACCACGACCAATCAAGTCATGGTGATTGGCGCAAAGGTGATGACTCAGAAGGTGAGGATTCATCCGAGGAGAAAAATCCTAAGCCTAATTTTGTACCTTACCAAGATGATTCTGAAGGTGAGTTTGAAGATTTAGATTACGATGACCCTAGGAACATGGATACAATGGACTATCCTAGAAAGAAGAAATAAGTTAAATGTTAAGCGTTATTGACGACACAATCCAAGTTCTTAAATCGATGAACCTTCAGGCGCATCGCGTTACTACCCCGCCTGGGTACGCTGGAATTCAAGTAGAACTACCTAATGATTCTCAAGCATTTTTTGTATGGACAAAAATAGACGCCTCTGATTATCACTTTAGATTGGCTCGCTTTTGGGCTAACGAAAACCCCTTCTCTATGTGGGTTTCACCCAATTTAATTGAAGCCTTGACCAAGACAAGGGTAATGGCAAACCAGTAAAAAAGCCTGTAATTACACTTATGGTATTCTTCATCTGTCAAGACCCGAGGTTAGTTTTATTAGCCCTATGCTAAAAAGACTCGCCTCTAGTTTGTTAGGAGCATAAATGTCAAAACCCCGTACCCGTAAAATGGTGAATTTAGCCATTGAGGAAACGAGTGGCGTAGACCATCCAGCGCACTTACATGAAGGTTGGCTTGTAATGAAGTCAGCATCCGAATCTGAAGTTCAGAGGGTTCTCGACAAATCGCTTACCAAGGAGGACTCCGACATGGAGAACAAAACTACCGAGGCAACTGAAGATAAGGTTGAAAAAACCGTTGAGGAAGAATTAGCGAACGCAAAATCTCGTATCGCTGAACTCGAAGCCAAACTCGCCGAAAAGGAAATGAAAAAACCTGACGAAGAAGTTGAAATGGCGATGCACGGGGACTCAAAGAAACCTGAAGATGAAGAAGCCAAAAAAATGGATTCAGACGAAGATGAGAAAAAAGATTATATGAAATCTGCTCCATCATCAGTTGTCAAAATGATTACAGACTTGAAAAAGCAAGCAGAGGAGGCAACCGCTGAACTTCGCAAAGAGCGTGAAGCCCGTGCTGATGCTCAATCAGTAGAGAAAACAAAGGGTTGGGCTAATCTCAATCTTAATGCTGAAAAAGTAGGACCAGCGCTTCGCCGCTTGTCTGAAACAGATTCAGAACTAGCAAAGAGTGTTGAAGAGATTCTTTCTTCAGTTAATGCTCAGGCTGAGTCAGCCTCAATTTTTGCAGAAATCGGCAAATCTGCGGACTTCAAATCAGGCAATGCTTATGAGCGTATGACTACGCTTGCTAAGTCTGCCGTTGAAGAGGGCGCATCAAAGTCAATGGCACAAGCCATTGCCGATGTTGCTTCAAAAAACCCTGACCTTTACAGCCAATACCTATCCGAGAAGGGTGCTAAATAAACATGGCATACGAAATCTCCAATTACTCGGTAAAGGTCACCCTCGTCGCAGGTGCCGACCTTTCCGCGTTGCAATATAGGTTCGTTAAGATGAATTCAAGTGGGGAAGCAGTAACATGCGCGGCTAATACAGACCGTCCCATCGGAGTTCTTCAGAACGCACCAACCTCAGGACAAGAAGCAGAAATTCTTGTTGTCGGTGGCACCAAGTTAGTTGCTGGTGAAGCCATTGCTGAGGGCGCAGTTCTTTCAACCACATCCGTTGGTAAGGCTGACAGTATTACTGTTGGTACTGCCACTACACAGTACATCTTAGGAACAGCACTTACAGAAGTTGCCGCAGACGCAGAAATTTTGACTGCCGTAATTAACTGTGCTTCCTCAGGTAGAGCGGCATAGGGGGAAATAACAGATGCCACAGCCAAATATAAACTCAGTACACATTGATGCAATTCTGACAAACATCTCAGTTGCATACCTACAAAACCAAACAAACTTTATCGCTGACAAGGTATTCCCAGTAATTCCTGTCGATAAGAAGAGCGATAAGTATTTTGTTTACACCAAAAATGACTGGTTCCGCGATGAGGCTCAACGCCGTGCGCCTGGAACTGAGTCTGCTGGTGGCGGTTACAATCTATCAACTGCTACATATTCAGCCGATGTCTTTGCTTTCCATAAAGATGTCGATGACCAAACAGTTGCTAACGCAGACGCTCCTCTAAATCCTCTTCGTGAGGCAACAGAGTTCGTTACCCGTCGTCTAATGCTTCGTAGAGAACTTCAGTTTGTTTCTGACTTCTTTACCACAGGTATTTGGGCAGACGATGTAACTGGTGTCGCAGGAACTCCAACATCAGGACAGACTAAGCAATGGAGTGACTACGCTTCTTCAGACCCAATCTCAGATATTGAGAATGGTAAGTCAGAAATGCTAGGCACAACAGGCATGGAACCGAATACTTTGGTTCTTGGATACGATGTATTCAAGGCACTAAAGAATCACCCTGACCTTGTAGACCGCATTAAGTACACATCTTCACAAACAATCACAACCGATATGTTAGCCGCAATGTTTGACATCCCTCGCGTTATGGTTGCTAAGGCAGTCAAGGCAACAAATGTTGAAGGCGCCGCAGAAGCCTATGGCTTTGCTCATGGTAAGAAGGCTCTTCTTGCTTATGTTGCTCCTCAGCCTGGACTTATGACACCTTCCGCTGGATACACATTCTCATGGACTGGCGTATCAGGTGGACTAGGTGCAACTATTGGAACATCACAGTTCCGCATGGAATCCATTAAAGCAGACCGTATTGAAGCAGAAATGTCATTTGATAACAAAGTCATTTCCGCTGACCTCGGCTACTTTTGGGATACCATCGTCGCTTAATTAGTCAATGAAGGGGGTGGGACTTTTGACCGTCCCGCTCCCTTCTTTATTTAGGAGGAATAAATGCCACAAGTAAATCGTATTTCAAGAGGCGAAGTTTCAGTCGGTGCAATTCAAGCATCAACTGGCGACATGGTGTATGGATTAGATTTCGGTACGGCTTCAGTAGACCCTGCTTCAATAGCGGCAACTACTAGAGGTTCAGTTACTTTCACTCTTACAGGTGCAAAGACAACCGACATCATTATTGTAAATCCACCATCAGACCTTAATGATGATTTGTTATTCGTCGGCGCCGCTATCTCAGCCGCAGACACAGTATCAATTTATCTTTACAATCCAACAGGTTCAGCAATCAACGACACAGCCCGTACATTTTCTTATGTATGGATTGACATGACTGCGTAATATGAAAGCCGAAATCTTAAAATCAATGCTCGTTGAAGGTCGCAAACTTGTGGCTGGAGACATCGTAGATGTTAAAGGTTGGCGTCATGCTAAGTCTTTGGCTAATAATCGCTATATCAAATTGATTGAAGATAATGTTTCAGAGGAAACAAAACAGGCTGAAAAGCCAAAGAAAACAAAAGAAGTCGCTGAATAGTGTAAAGGGCGACTTGGTAAAATAAGTCGCCCTTTTCTTTCTTAGGAGTTTATATGGCAATAGCACACGCAATAGTTAGCGTTGGAACTACCGCAACCCTTTTAACTGTCGCTACCGCAGGTGGCGGTAAAGATGGTTCTACAATTTTAGTTCAAAATCCCGCAGGTGGTCAGGCAGTATTTATAGGTGGCTCAGGAGTAACCTCTGCATCTTATGGATACAAACTTGCCATTGATTCTAATATCTCTATTGAACTAAACCAAGATGAAGCCCTTTACGCAGTTGTAGCCTCATCAACTCAGTCAGTAGCAGTCCTCCGACAAGGCGTTTAAGCCATGGCGTTGCCAGCCTCCCTCTCGACTTGCACCGTTGAGGGTACCTATGTGAATTTAAGTGGCAACCCTGTTAGTGGGTCAGTTACTTTTACGCCACAAACCATTCTTAAAGAAACAACACTCAATGTTATTTTAATGC